TGCCATTACTAACTCCTGTTATAATTAACTAAAAAGGTTATCAGCTCCATCATCTAATCCTTTAAGCATGTCAAAAATAGCTTGATCTGGATTTTTATCTTCTGGAGCACTATTTGCATTACTTGCACTCATAGGAATATCCCTAACTGCTTTCATCTGACCTAACATTTCTTGTTTAGTATTACTAGCAACATTTTGTGCTGCCTGTTCTCTATTCTTAAGGTAATAGATGTCTTCCATTGTTAGTTCTCTACTAGAAGCCCAATCTTGTAATTCTTGAAACTCATCTTGTGCAATACCAGATTTTTGAATAAATTCATTAATTTGATTTTGCTTTTTAGCTTCTTGAACAGCTACTTGATTTTGTTTTGTTCTAGCATCTAACACAGTATTGACTCTTCTATTAGCCTCTTGATCAATCATTTGTTTTAATGCTTTAGCTGAATCAGAATTAGGATTCGTCATAGCTTCTTGTCCATCAAATACAAAGTCTTCACCAAACTGTTGTGTTAAATCATTTTGACCATTTATATTATCTCTTAAAGCTTGTACAGCTGTAGGATTTTCATTTAAATGATCTATCAAAGGCTTATATTTGGCATATCCACTAACCTGTTGGAGTTCTGCTTTAAGTCTTTGAGCTTCACGACTGGAATCTGAATATCTTTTTTTAAGATTTTCAGCTTCTATCTTCCAATCAGTCACCTCATTATTTATATCAGAGTCAGCTTGTTGCTGAGTTGCCTGCTGTTGAGGTTGTTCAGATTCATCATAAACCTGCCCATTTACTTGTTGTTCTAAACTGTCAAAAAAATTATCAGAGCCTAAGTCTTGAGTATCACCTTGTAACACTTCTTCAACATTAGGGTTACTGTTATTTTCCATTGTTTTTTCCTTTACTAATTTATTATTGTTTATTATTTCTATCCAATTCTTTTTCAAAGTTTTTTATAGCATCACTCATTTCTTTCTTTTTATACATAGCTTCAGATTTTAAAGTGTTTCTTAAGTTTATCTGTTCTGCATTAGTTAGATTATATTGTTTATCAGATTTAGAAAGAACATCTTGTTTCTTTTTATTAATTTCTACATCTGCTTGCATAACTTTATTTTTAATACCAGCTTGAACAAGTTGTCTTTCAAGAGTTTCAATAGTGCCTTCTTTATCTTTCATCTTGTCTTCCATCCCTTGTAGTTGTCCTTGAAGCTGTCTTACTCTATCTAATCTTTCAGCTACTTTTTCTTTATTCTTAATATCTGTTTCAGCTAATACAGTCATAGGATCTATTACACCTGCATTTAAAAGTTCTTTAAGTTCTGATAGATAAGCCCATCTATTTATAGGCATTGTAGATCCACCAATAATTCTTATATCAAATTTAGCTGATCCATAATCATTAAACTTTCCAATAGCTTTACCCATATCATTATAAAGAGTTTTATTTATTTCTACAGTTTTTTCTTCTTGTATAGCAGAAGGTTGCACTATTCTAAATACCTTATGTGCTGTATATGTAGCTTGACTAAATTGTTTTACTACTTCACCTGTTTGTGCTAAAGCTGGCTCTAATGAATGTTTTATCCAATACTTTACTCTTCTTGTTCCATATTCATCCATAGCTAACATACCTCTATAAGGCATATCAGCTGTAGCTCCAACATCTCCTTGCATACTTGAATAAATACCTGCAAGATACTCCATATCACCCTTACCTTGTTGCACTAAACTAAAAAAGGCATTAGAGAGTTGAGCTGGCATCACTGGAGAAGGTTGGTCATGTCCATGATTAACAGGTAATAAAGCACCTGGGCTGGAGGAATACTTTTCCCAAGTCTCTGCATCTATACTGCCCTCATAATACATCCACCTTAATGAAGAACCTAATGAAGCATTGTGAATCATAAGTTGATGAGCCTTATTCAACTCTCTTTGTTTGCCTACCAAAGGAGAAACTGCAGATATAGGATAAGGAGTTCCAATCCATTTATAGTGAAAAGGAATTATTGGATAGTCTTTTATTTTATCAGGTAATGTTTTTTCATATATTAATTGATCACCTATTACACAAGTAATTTTAATTCTATTATCATGGAATCTAATTACCTCTGTAACTAAATTAGCAAAATCTTTATTTTCATTTAAGATTTTAAATTCTTTTTCTGTTATAATTTTATTATCTATTTTTGTATAAGCTTCTTCTAATTTTTGTTGAGTCTCAAGCATTATACCTTGCATTTGACTTTGTATCATTTCAAGCTCTTGAGACATCTGTAATTGCATTCTTTCAGGTAACATCTGTCCTGCATCTACAGCTTTCTGCATTTGCATTTGAGTTTCTTTTAGTTTTATTTGAGACTCTTGTTGAAATTTTAAAGCTTTCTGTTCTGCTTGTTTTTGTATTGATTCTATTTGTTGAGGACTTGGTAGAACCTTATAAAATACATTTATATAAGCTATCTTAACTTTTTCATATAATTCATAGTATTCTGTTAATGGATCATTCTCACCTTCATTATCATAAGTAGAAGTAATATCTGTTTGTAAAATATCTTTTTGAGTATTATCCATTACTCTATTAGATAGCGAATATTCACTATTATTAGAAGATGCTTTATTTATTTTTCTAATTGAATCAGGATATAATTTTTTAAGATGAGACTTAGGTAACATCTTTTTAACCATAATGTAAGCTGCATCTCTAAAGAGCATATCTCTTGATTTAGGATCTACATATACATCAAATGGATCAGGTTGATGTAATACAACTTCTCCCATACCATTATCTTGATTTTGATCCACAGCTACTTGAAGGTAGCCTAGAGATTTAGTAACTGAATCATTAATGCAATTAGATAAAATAGAGTTACCATTACTATTATTCCATATATAATCAGCCATATCACTAAATACAGCTGCTACATCAGAATCACTACCATCAACTCCTATAGCCTGCCATCTTGGATTAGAAGCAGTTGCATAATAATTTAACATTTCTACTACAGGAGTTATTCTATTAATAGTAAATGAAGGCATACCTTGATCATCAAGAGATTTTTTTTCATCATCAGTTAATTGATTATCATTAGAAAAATCATGACCTTTTTGATTAATATACTCCCATTGCTCTCTATGATGTGTTTTTAATTTATCATAAAGATTTTTTACTCTATCAGCTTTTTTAGTAGCCATTATTCTCCAGCTTTATATCCTGAATGTGAATGTGTAGCAACTACATCTCCTGATGCAGCTTTATTTGAATGCATTGAAACATTACCACCATACTCATATGTCTTAACATCTTTCATATTTCCACCATGAGCATACATATCTTTCATTTTACCACCATGCCCCATCTCTTTCATATGAGTCATTCCACCATGTTTCATCATTTTTTCTTTAGCTTTTTTCATCATTCCACCCATTTCCATCATATCTTTCTTCATCATGCCACCCATCTTTTTATAACCCATTTTGTTTCTAACTGATGCAGGAAGTTTTGATAGTCCTTTAGCTTTAGCAGGAACATCTTTCATCATCCCACCCTTCATCATCTTTTTCTTTTTCATCATTTTTTTATCTCCAAAGTTCATTTTGTCTAAATTATTTTTACCAAATTTTTCAACTGTTTTTCTTGACATTATATATTCTCCACCTTCAAGTTCAACAGGTTGTTTACCAGCTACAACTGCAGGCATCCCACCATGCTTATGTAGAGGACCAGAGAGGATACCTCCTTTTTGTTTTTTATTCATCATACCTGCATGTTTAGCAATTCTTTTAGATTGCCCTAAATGCATTTTACTAGCTTTTTGAAGCTCTTTAACCATAACATTTAAGTCTTCTACACTTCCTGGTTTAGCTTTAATTTCTCCACCTTTTTCTTTGTAACCACCTCCAGCAGCTTTATATTGTTTTGCAAGCATCTGAGCTTTTCTTGCAGACCATTGACCAGGATTACCACCTTTTCCACCAGCTTTAATTCTATTAAATAAATTTTTTCTCATACCTGGTTTAGTATAATTACCAGCTTTATTTACAGTTGAACCACCTTTTTTCATTTCTATTACACCTCCATCTTCACAATTCCATTTTCTTAAAGATTTATTAATTCTTGAGTTAGGATCATTTGCAGTCTTTGCAGATGTTAGTTTTGATTTCATACCCTTCATTCTAGCACAAAATGATTTTCTTCTATTAGCAGACTTACTACCTTTTTTAAGTTTAGAAGGTTTAGTTGTTACTGCAGTTTTAAGTTTAGAGCCAGGATTAGCTGCTCTATAAGATGCAACACCTTTTTTATTTAATCCACCAGAAGGATTCTTTCCTTCTTTTCTTTGCCATGCAGGAGTTTTTGCCACACCTCCTCCTTTCTTCATAACTTTACTTGCTTGAGTTACTTTTTTAGCTAAGTCTTTACTGTACTTAGCACTTTGTTTTCCCTGAGCAGTAGCAGCTTTTTTCTTTTTATTTTCTGCAGCTTTTTGACCAGGAGTTAAACTTTCTCTTACAGACTTAGGTAAGTATCTACCTCTTTGAGATTTAGGTTTTTTTTCATCACCTTTACTTACATAATCCCAATCTGAGTCTGTCCATTTTTTTAAAGATTTTTGTGATTTTGCTAATGCCATTATGCTACTACCCAGCTTTTTGCTTTTCTTCTTTTTTTAGAATAAGTACCTTTATTTTCAGAAATACCTTTTACAGGATAACTATATTTAGCTGCATAAGCTAATGCATCAATACAATCATCATGTGCCATACGAGGACCAAATGTAAGAATCTCTTGCCTTAAATCATAGTCATCTTTTTTAATATGTATCTGTCCTGTAGAGAATCTAGCTGATAACACACCCTGTATTCTATCCCTTTTAGACATTCTAGTGCCAGGTTTTTCTGCTTTAAAATTTACTCCAAAATTATTTATTCTTCTCATCTCAGACATTAAAGCCTGCATTACAGGTTTAGACATAGATGTATCTTCTATAGTAAATAAACTAGGATGATATATATTATTCATTTCAAATATATAATCAACTATTCCTTTAGTAGATTCTCCTGTAATCCCAAGAACAGGTATTCCTCTTTTCTTTATGTAATCTAATACATATAAATTATTATCTTCATCAACAGCTACAACCATAATTACAGAGAAGTCTGCATCTCTTCTTTGAGAATCTGTAGCAGGATCTACACCAGCAAATACATTTACAGGCATAACTCTACCATCATCTAAAGTTAAAAAAGATATACCTTGCTCTGGCTCATGTAAGAAAGTACCTTCATACTCTTTTATATGCCTTCTAGTCCATATAGAATCATCTTCTGATTGAACTTGCATCATATACTCTTGCCAAAACTTATTAGGCTGACCAGAGTCTAAATAAAACTTTTTCTTTCTTTCTAGCTCTTTTTTAGGAAACCAACTGTTCCAAAGTGCATTACCATCATCCTGAAGAGCTTTAAATAGCTTAACCTTCCAACTAAAATCTTTACCAGCTTTACTAGCTTTTTGATAATTTATGATTAGATTGTTGATAAAACTGTCAAAGTGAACAGGTGTACCATTAATCCTTAATCTTCCTGTTTTAGGTTCTAAGGCTGGAAAAACTACTGCTGTAATAAGATTACTATTCTTGGCTCTTGCTTCAGGAGTGATGGTATTATTTTCATCTTCAAAGTCATCTAAAACAATAAGGTCATATCTTTTATGTAACTTTGCTCCACCTCTAATACCTGATATGTTAGATTTAGAAATTAACTTACAACCATTAGCCATCTCTATATCTACTTCAGTCCACTTTTTTCCTTTTAAGTCTCCAAAATAGTATTGGATTTTTTCATTCATCTCTATATGAGATTTAATGTAATCCATATTACCAGTAGCTAGCTTTGCTGTTGCTGATACCCAGCCATAAAATAAAGGATCTGGCTTACTCTTTACAAATCCCCATTCAAAATCTTTCTGATTAAAGCAAAAAGATCTCATTAAGTCTGCTTTAGTTAAAACTGTTTTTCCATGTCCTCTAGGCATAATGATAGCTAATTGTTTTACATCTTGATCATTTATACAATCTGCTATTTCATAATGAAACCAGGGAGTTTCTGACCTCATAAAATCATCAGGTAGAAATAATTTACCAAATGCAATTATATCATTGTACGCTAGATGTAGTGCCTCCTCTTCTTTAGACACATTATGTAGGTTTATATTAGCCAATGCCTAATCTACTTAAAGCTCTATCAATTTTAGCATGTAGGCTTTTTATACTATCTTCTACTTTTTCTATAGCTTCATCATGTACAACTATTAAATCTTTTGCAGTTACTAGATATTCTTCTATTTGATCAATTCTTTTTATTTCTTCACCACATTGACAATCAGTAATATCTAAGATACTTTCTTCAATATCTTTAACTTTTTTTTCTACTTTTGATTTAGCTTTTGCCATGTATCTCCTTAATGTTTTTCCCCAACTGGGTGTAGTGTACCTTTATCTGGTCAAGTATGATATTTTTTTTTAGTAGTACCACCTTGTTTCATCATAGGAACTCCTGACTGCATACCTCTCATTGGCATTCCTTTTGTTGATGTCTGCATAACTGTTTTCTTTTTTTTAGGCTTAGAATACATTCTCCTAGCCTTAGGCATTGAAGCCATACTTATAGGACCTCCTTGCTGCATTTGAGGAGCTAATAATTGATTGATAAGTCCAGTTAAGTTAGAAGCTTCATCTTCCCCTTTAGTATAAAAATATGGAGACATTTTTCTAAATTTAGGTTTAGTAGTTTCTTCAGGCTCTGGAGTAGTAGCCATGTCAGTTTGCATTTCTCCAAGTTCATCAGGAGTAAATGCAGTATTATCTCCATATGCTAACATAAGGTTGTTTAAATCTTGTTCAGATATATTTCCAAAAGAAATATTAGGAGTAAATCCAGTAGTTACATTAGTTCCTGTTGTCATTGGAGGTAAAGAGCCTGGAGCTTGAGTAGTTGCTAAAATATTTAAAGCTTGGTTTGTTGCATCTTGACCTTCTTTTAGTTGTTGAGAAAGTTTATATTGATCTTTAGTCATAACACATTTACCATCTTTATACTCACCAGCACAACCATGAATAAGAAAATCTCCTACACTATCTATTATACTACCTTGACCAAAGAAAAAATCTACTGGTTTCATTTTTCTAAGTCTTTTGGGAGGAGTAACAGCTTTCTTTAATCTTTTAAAAAAACTCATATTATTCCTTTAGCTCAGGTCTAACAGTTGCTTGTAGCTGTTCAGGCTGAAAGCCTTGAAACAATGCACCTGTAACCTCTGTAACTTTGTTTGTTTCTTTAAGTTCTAGTATCTCTCCAAGCTCAAATAAAGCTTTTAGTTTATCTGAATGTTTAGCTTCTTCATTTGTTGCAATATCTCTTATACCTGCTAATACAAGTTCAGGTGATATGCCTAATTCTTTTAATACAGGCTTTAATTCTTCTTTCATAGCTTTCTTAATTCTTTCAGATTTGACTAGAATACCTGCTTGTAATTTAGCATACTTTTTGTTATTAGTTCTATATACTTTTAAATAGGCATCTTCTGGTGAAACACCCCTTGTTAAATGCTGTGCAAATAGAGTTTCGTTAATTGTGAGTTGTTTTCTAGTCTTTAAAGATTGTTCATTAGTTTTGCCTGATAAACTATATATATTAGTTCTTTTTTCAGTATCCATCTTTACACTAGGTCTTGATACAAAAGTGCCTGTACAAGTGCCTATAGTATATTCTACTTTTATTTTACTACCTTTCTTAGCTAATACATTCTTTCTTAAGACTTGGATAATACATCCATCATCAGCTAGCACCCAGTCTCCTACTTCTGATTGTCTCCAATCTCTAAGGTAAACTAAGTCTCCAGGCAGTTCAGATAAGTCTTCATAAACATGATGATTTTGCTTTTTAATAGTGTATGTTCTCATAGCTTAATTTACAGCTAAGTTTTGAAAAATTGTAGCATTTTAGTAGAGGCTCTATTTTGTCACCTACCACCCCAAAGTATGGTTTTTAGAAACTACTTTTTAGTTATTTTTCAATTAATTATGAAAGGATGTAATATGAAATTAGTAGTAGGTCGCCCATTTTTATTTATTTGGTTAGGTCTTAAGGGAGAAGATAACTCAGTTCCTAAGTCAGAAGTTGTACTAACAGGAATTGCTTACCAGCTTGGAGACGAACTTATCTATGAGCTTGAGAATACTAAGAATGGAAACAAGTATTTGAAGACTAAGCCTGAGTTGCAAGAAGCAGTTAGTAGCGAGAGAGTAGAGATAGAGGGAGTGGAACTTTAGTTCCCTCTCTTCTTGTCCTTAAAAACTATAAAGAGTAGTTAGTGTATATTAGCTACTCTTATATAGACACATACTTCAACACAAGGAGATAAGATGTTAAATAAATACTTAAATATATTAGAGAAGAAAATTACTATAAAACTATACCAAGCTATAACAATCTTTGTCTTTGGCTTTGTATCTTCCTTTATAATCTTAAATACTTATTATGCTAAACAATCAGCTAACAACTGGGAACATAACATTAAGCATTATAAATATGATAACATGCATCCAGACTCTTTGAAGATGCAAAAGCTTTAAACGGATGACCTAAGCATGTCTTGAAACTGCTTAAAACTTGGTTAGTTTACCACAATAATGTAATGATTGGCATAGTCGATATTTATGCTGTGGATAACTAACACATCCTAAGCATGATGTAAAACTGCTTACTTATTAACAACTTATAAACAGGAGAAAAAAGAATGATATTCTTAAACAAATACCCAAGCATTAAGCTTGAAGAAAAAGGGATAAGAGTTGTTAATTATAGCAGCCCTCATCCATATACTTTCCATACAGGTGAAGTATTACCTGCTTGTAGTGATGAAGTAGCAAGAGAAACTAAGCTTGAAGCTAACCATAGTAAAGTTTATAATGATAAAGGATGGCATGATGTAAGTATTAATTATGCTCTTAGTAAAATGCAAGAAGATGAATTGACTAAGCTTGTAGATATGAACATAACAGATATTATTTTAGTGCCTTATTCTGTAATGAAAGCTTTAAAAGATAGTCTTGACTGGGAGATACATTGGTATTCTTATGTATGGGATAAAATAAGAGTATGCAAACTGCATGATAGAGTGACTAAGGTAATAAGAAGTGATGAATTTTGTATTTAATTAAACTATAGGAGAGAGATTATGGATGTACATAAAAGACTAATGTTAGGCTTTGCTGTTATAGCAGAGCAGATGATGAAAGATAATAGAGCAAGTGATAAACCAGAGCATAATGCTAGAGTAATGATGAATGCTATGAACTGCTTACTAGCTAATGAACTTGAAGGAACTACTGTTGATGAAACTTTAGAAGTTTTTAAATCTGTTGATGAAGATAAGAAAGAAGAAATGTTTCAACTAGCTCTTCATTTTGTAGGTATGTCTCTTGCTCATGTTGAATCTTTTATCGAAGAATATTTTGATGAAGAAGATATTAAAACTGCAGATGCAGTTGGAGATCTTAAACAATTATTAGATAATACTGGATTATCATTGAATTAGATGTATATATATTATATACTCTAGACAATATATCCAAACATATAAAACAAGTGTGTGGTTGGGTTGTAGCTACACCTTGTTGATATGTTGATAACTAAATTATAAATCCCAAAGCAGTTAGTATAGTTGGCAAGAACAGATGCAAACACATCAGGACACAGAAACCCACTGCAACAAAGTATATTAACTGCTTTTTTATAACTAAGAAAGGAATCCAAAGATGGAAAAAAGAATAAAAGAATTAGAAGATAAAATAGCTACTCTTGAAAAAAGTCATAAAACTCAAAGAATGCAAAATGAAGGAGCTTATAATGGTTTTTATGCTACTCTAAATCTATTAGAAAAAGCAGATCCTATAAAAGCTATAATGGTAAGGGCTCAAAATAAAGGATATCTAAAAGGTTTAAAGTTTGCATTAAATCTAATAAAATATAAAGTAGATGAGAATGCTGAAACCTTAGAAGATAAACTAAGAGTAGAACATATGCCTATACCAGAAGAGAGAGAAGATGCAAATCTCTTTGAAACTCTAGCAAATAAGTTTAGACCTAAATATGAGTAAGACTAAAGACCAAATTATAGCTCAGGTGTTTAAGAATAGTAAGGCTATAAGGTCTATAAACTTTAAAATAGAAGACATTAATGCTCTTTGGCATATAACAAGTTGTCTTGAAGAACATAGACATGAACAAGATGATAAAATAAATAAATTACAAAAGGAGATAGACACACTACATGAAGAAATCAATAAGATCAATGTCGAAAGACATGAAAAATAAACTACAAGCATATTATGCTGACAGTCCTATGAAGGATTGGATGCTAAGATATGAAAGAATATCTTTTCATGAACTAGCTCAAAATAGAAATATAAAACCTAAATATGACTATCCATATACAATTACATCATACAGACAGGAGGGAACACTAAGATGATAACATCATACTATAACACTACAAAAGAGACAGTTAAAGAATTAAATGTAAGTAAGGCTAAAGCTTATACTCAAGAAGAATATATAATGGATATATTTTTCTTCTTTAAAGATAAAGGGGGTACAAAGATGACACCATCTGAAATATGTAGTATCTTTTGTGAAGAATATAAAGATGTTCCTTTAACATCTATAAGAAGAGCTATAAATACTCTTACTAATAAAGGTAAACTTATTAAAACAGATATAATGAGACAAGGTATTTATGGTAAACCTGAACACTGCTGGAAATTATCTGATGAAGGTGATAGGCAGATGAAATTAACATTGTAGTAGTTATCTCCTTGATAACAGATAAATAAAAGGGTGGCACTAGCTGCCCTTTTGTGTTTTGGAGTGTATATATGAAAGAATTTCATGGCTGGACAAAGAAACCAGCTAACAATCATGCACCTTGTGAGACTAAAGGATGTATTAATTATTATAATGTAACATACAGGGATGCAGATGGATACTGCAAACCTTGTCAAAAAAGGAGACGAGATGAAAGGACTAGATCCAATACAGAGAGCTAATATAGTTAGACAGCAAATACAGATACTTGATAATACTGAAGGTGTTACTCAAGATGTAATAGATAGAGCTGAAGAGCTTTTACTTCATGCAGAGGAAGAAGAAGCTAATTATATAGCTGAATTAGATTATATAAATGGAGAACAAGCTAAAACAGAATCTGATTTAAGTAATAGAGATATTGAAGATATGGCAAAACATTATGAAGAGGGATTATGATGGCTAAATATAGAGTAGTTAGATATAGTGAAATGCAAGAGACTTGGTGGATAAAAGCTGATTCAGAAGAAGAAGCTTTCCATATTGCATCTGAAACTGAACCAGATGATATGGGTCCTATAGGTAACAGTGATATGGAAGTAGAACTTGATGACAGCTTAGATGAAGCTGAAGAAAGTAGTTTAAAAGAAGAGAGCTGGAGAAATGGCTCAATAAATTGGAGGAAAGATGTCGGATAAAGGAGTATGGAAAGGATTAACTAAGCATTGGACTGATAAATTTCAGTTTTTAATAGGAAGCAAGATAATCAAGGTTAATTATATGAGTGATGAAGATGCTGATGAACTTGGATGGGATGATAGACCTATTCAAATACATCTTGATAATGGAGCTATATTGTCACCTCAAAGAGATGATGAGGGCAATGATGGTGGAGCTTTATTTACAGGTATTCAATATAAAGGTGAGCATACACAGCTTGCACCAACACTAAATGTAGGAGATTGATATGGCTAAGTTTACAGAAGAAGAATTAAAAAGAGCTAATTTTAAAATGTCTAAAGCACATAAGAAATTATTTATAGATGCTTTAAGGTCAGGTGATTATGAAAGAGCAGAAGGTGCAT